TTCAGCAGGAGTTCGAGGATAATGGGGGTGAAATATTAATTATGAGCGTTATTTCAAATAAGTTAAAACAAATAATAACTAATGCATTAGAAAAGCCAAAAAGAGATATTGAAGATTCCGTTAATTTAATAATAAAAGCTGGTAAGTCTGGTTCAGATAATACTGCCAAAGTAAAAGACATATTAGGCAAGATGGATGGTATTGAAATTAATGTCGGGAAGGTGGATGATGTAACAAAAACTATAAAGTCTGTTTTAACAAGTTTAAAAGGAATACAATTTGCTGCAGAAGCTTCAGAAAAAGCTGCTACCATAGGCTCAGCTTTAAATCCAGCTGCTGCTGCCATTTCTGTTGCTCAGAAATTTGTAGTTGAGGGTGTAAAAAAAGAAATAAAAGAAGCTAAAGATGCTTTAAATGTAGCACCACAGAGTATTGGTAATTTTAAAAGCTTTTTAAGACAACAAAAATTAAAGCTTAAAAGAGCAGCCAGTTTGCAAAAAAGAAAAAAGTTATTGATAGAACAAAGAAAGAGAAAATTAAATTCTTAATATTTATATAAAACAGTAAGGAGTTAAAAAATGGCTAAATCGTCAAAAATAGTTAGTTTAATTAAAGAAATAGTTAGACAAGAGGTTAAAAAAGAGGTCAGGGAGATATTTATTAAGGAAGGAATGAAGTCTATGGCTCAGAAATCTACATTGGTAGAAGATAGGGTTGTAGAGGTTCTACCCAAAAGAAAATCCAAACCCAAAGAAAAAGTTTCATATACAAAAAATCCTGTATTGAATGATATTTTAAATGAGACAGCTAATGCTGGAGAGATGGATGAGTATCCAACTATGGGCAATAAAACTTTTGATAGTTCTGAAATGGCGAGTATGATGGGATACGGAAATATAATGGGTAGTGCTGAAGATAAAAGAAAAGTATCAGCTATACAAACTGCTCAAGCCGCTGGTGTAGATCCAAATAATGTATCCGAAGAAGTAATGGGAGCATTAACAAAAGACTATAGTGGTGTAATGAAAGCTTTAAAAAAGAAGGATGGTAAAATATAATGAGTGTCAAAGGAAATGATTTAAATGAAGATATATATGTGGGTTTAGAATTACCTCTTACTTATGGTAATTATGGATTTTTCAATAGAACAAAAACTGCTTTGCAACAAGCTTCTTCTAATATCAAATCCCTTTTACTGACTAATAAAGGAGAAAGGTTGGGTAATCCAACTTTTGGCACAAATTTACTTTCTATTGCATTTGAACAAGAAAATACTGATATTGAAAGTAGAGTAGAAGAAGAGATACGCTCATCAATGATTGAGTTTTTACCTTTTGTTAATATAGTTAATATTAATCAAGAATTTTCTTCTACAAATAAAAATAAATATAATGTGAACATAAGGTTTTCATTAAATGTAGACACTACAACTGAAGCTGATTTAAATTTAGATTTATCTAATTATACCGGAGAGTTAGCTAAAGATCCACACGATGTAACTGGAATATTTTAGGAGAAAGTAAATGCCGTACACAGCACCAAAGAAATCAATAAAAGAAATTAGATATCTAAATAAAGACTTTACATCTTTTAAAGACAATCTTATTGAATTTTCTAAAATATATTTTCCAAATTCATATAATGATTTTAATGAATCTTCTCCTGGTATGATGTTTATTGAAATGGCATCTTATGTTGGAGATGTTCTTTCTTATTATATAGACAACCAATTTAAGGAAAGTTTGTTAGCTTTTGCAGAAGAAAAAAGAACTGTATATAATATGGCACAATCTTTGGGGTATAAGCCAAAATTATCTACAGCTGCTTCAGTTGATATGGATGTATTTCAAACTGTTCCGGCAGTAACATCTGGAACAGGAGCTGGTTTTATTACAAAGCCCGATTTAACTTATGCTATGAACTTAAAAGCGGGAGCTGAAATAGTATCTGAAAATGGTATTGCATTTTCAACCTCAGAGGATGCTAATTTTAAATTTTCAAGCTCTTATGATAATATGACTGTTTCAATATATGAAACTTCTAACAATGTACCAGTAACTTACTTATTAAAAAAGGGAATCAGAGCTTCGGGTGGAACTCGGGCCACGGAATTTTTTACATTCAATACTGCTGAAAAATATAAGAGAATTGCATTGGGAAATACTAATGTTTTAGAGATAATTTCTTGTACAGACAGCGATGGCAATAGCTGGTATGAAGTTCCCTTTTTAGCACAAGATACTGTCTTTGGTGATATGGAAAATACAATAAGAAATGACGATACATTATACACACAAGCCGACCAAGCTCCTTACTTACTGAAACTATTGAGAACTCCAAGAAGATTTATAACTTTTATACGAGCGGATGGTAAAACTGAAATAAGATTTGGTGCTGGAACATCAGATAGCGCTGATGAAGAAATAATTCCAAGTCCTGATAACGTTGGTTCATCCTTACCAGGCTCACCATCTTACCTAAATACAGCTTTTGATCCTTCAAACTTTTTAAAAACCAAAGCATATGGACAAGCTCCATCTAATACACAATTAACTATCAAATATAGATATGGTGGTGGCATCGCTCAAAACATCAGAGCTAATAGTCTGAGGAGTATACAAAGTTCTACTGTGGAATTAGATGACACAGGATTAAATTCTGATTTAGTTAGTACAACCAGAAGTTCAATTGCTGTAAATAATCCAAATCCAGCCGCGGGTGGTAGGGGCTCTGAGAGTATTGTGGAAGTTAAAAATAATGCACTGGCTTATTTTCAAGCACAATCAAGAGCTGTTACTAAAGAAGATTATATTACTAGAGTTTATTCTTTACCTGCTAAATATGGTAACGTATCCAAAGCTTATATAGTACAGGATAGCCAATTAGATAGTAATGTAGGAGCTGCTTCTGACAGTAGAATTATAAACCCATTAGCTCTTAATTTATATTTATTGGGATTTGATTCCAATAAAAGATTATCTGTAGTCAACCGAGCAGTTAAAGAAAATTTACAAACTTATCTAACACAATTTAGAATGGTTACGGATGCTGTAAATATAAAAGATGCTTATATTATTAATATAGGAGTAGTATTTAATTTACTTACAAAGGTAGGTTACAATAAAGAGGAAGTAGTTCTAAGAGCTATAGAGAAAGTTAAAAATTTCTTTACTATTGATAAATGGCAGATTGGTCAACCGATTGTGTTAGCTGATATTTCTTATCAATTATCATTAGTAGAAGGTGTTTCTGCTGTAGTTCCTCCTGAAGAAGATAATCCGTCTGGACATCCTGTTTTAGTAACCAACAGATTTCAAACTTCAAAAGGTTATTCCGGAAATGCATACAATATAGTTACTGCAACTAGAGATGGTATTGTATTCCCCTCAGTAGACCCAAGTTGTTTTGAATTAAAATTTCCAAACAAAGATATAGTAGGTCGTGTAATTGGTAGTTCCGTGGGAGGTAACTAATGAATTATTTTATTTTTCCTGATATAGATACAACTTTATATCAAGCAAGTAGTAGTGCTAATGCGGGATTAGATCAAATACTAGAAATACAAAAAAATATGAGTAACTCTGGCGGCAACGTAAAAGTTTCTAGAATCCTAATGAAGTTTGATTTAGGTCAGATTTCCTCTTTGGTAGGTAATGGAACTATTACAAATCCAAAATATTACTTGAATATGTATGATGCTAATTCTAAAAATTTAAGTACTAGCCAATCATTGTATGCTTATCCTATAAGTGGTAGTTGGTTAGAAGGTCAGGGATTTGCTGCTGATAGTCCTAAAGATTTTGAAGGTGCTAGTTGGAATTTTAGGGATGGTCAAACACAAAAATCGGCTTGGAGTGGTTCAGCAACTGAACAACAAGGTGGTGCTTGGTACACATCTTCATTTGGTTCTCAATCATTTCAATACGAGACATCTGATATGAGAATGGATGTAACTCCAATTGTAAATAAGTGGATAGCAGGAACTTTTCCAAATGAAGGATTTATTGTAAAAAGAAGTGGTAGTTTTGAAAATGTAGATACCAATACTGACGAGGGTAGTAAAGAAAGATTAGGAGATTTTAAATTCTTTTCAAGACAAACCAATACAATTTATCCACCAAAGTTAGAAGTAGAGTGGTTTGATACAAAGTGGAGTACAGGATCATTATCAGCACTATCATCAAATGA